CAGGTTTGCAGTGTCCTCATGCCCCGCTTGTTGGAGCTTTGCGAACAAATTGGTACGTTCAGCAGCCATTGCCTCGCGCATGTAGAAAACTAAAACGTGTCTGATGCTATCTTTAAATGCTTCTGCTTGGTCGCGGATTGCTTGATGGCTGTCTTTGCCCACATAGATAATCTTAGCCAACGCCCGTTCTGCCAACTGCTCAGGAGATGGGCCACCAAAACTGGTTGTTTCGACATAAGCATTACCCAACAATGCTGCGATTTTTTCAGTCTGCATTTAAACTCCTTTAAGTAACCTTTTGACGGAACTGCCCACTGCGGTAAGCATCTTGACGCTCCATGCCATCACCCAGACGTTTAGCAAGAGCAAGAGCCTCATTGAATTTGCCGTTGTACAACTGGATCAGGTCAGCCTCGCCCTTGAGGAAAGTGTACGCCTCAACCAAGGAACCGTACAACAAAACAGGGTCAAAGTTATCCCCAAGCCAAGTTGTACCGGTTGAAGTAGTCGTAATGGACTCAGGGTAAAAAAAGTAATGTAGCTCTGCCGTGTATCCAGCATCTGGCGTTGGGCCAAGAATAAAAGAAAGTTCAGTGGGGGATGCGCTTGCTGGGCCAAAGAGTGCGTAGTACGCAGGGAGTCCTGTGTCGTTTGGTGTGGGGTAAGACTCACGGATGAAGTTAACATCCTTGTTAAGCAGGAAGGAATATGTTTCTGTAGCCCCACCAAAATCTGTAATCACTGCTAGAGAATAAGGAGCGAGGAAGTCAGTAGGGCAAGCAAGATACTTGTTGTTTGCCGTGATTGTGCCCGTGACGTTCTGCCGCAAAGCAGGGAACTGCACCGAGTTAAAGATGCGCGTCTCTGCCTGCGTTATGAACGTGTTGATCTGCTCCACACTGGAAAATGTTGCCGCAGTACCCGAAGTAGCGCCAGTCTCAGTGGTAAATACCACGTCTGGGAAATCGTTTTCGAGGTATCCCTTGATCGTTATAAACAGTGTGGAGTAGTTCATACCGCTTCCTTAGCCCATCGGGCCGCGAGCCATTTTACCCTTGGTCTGCGCCTTACCGCCACGCACTTGAATACCAGAGGTCTTGATCTCGTTGTTCATCGAAGTGCTTATATTGCCAATACTCATCATTCGGTTATTAAGGTCGCCCATGTTTTTGCCAGAACCGGGATTATTGCTTACCGTTACCGTTTCACCATCCATCGTGTGTGGTTTAGCATAGGCAGAAGCAGGTTTGTTATCAGCCATTACCGTCCCCTTTGATTGTTAGCACGGGCCATGTTACGCCCAACTGCTCGCGCAGCTTTGCCAGTTATACCAGCGGTTTTCTTGCCGCCCTTGTCGATACCAACACTTGGGCCTGTGTCACCAAGATTCGTACCCTTGGTTTTGCCCTTGCTTTCGATACCACCTGCACTTGATTTAAATCCCATGATGAACTCCTAAGTAATTGTTACCGTTACGTCACCAACTTCGCCAGTTGCAATCAAGTCATTTGGTGTTACCCCGCCATCATCCCCCAATCCAACCGGGTTCCAACCCCACTGAATCACCCGGCTACCACCATCCCCACCCGGGGCTGTTTGATAATAACTATTGTCCGGTCTTGGCTCCCGTACTGCTTGGGGGTCGTTGACTGGGTACATCCCTAGCTGCAACTGCGGTTGATCTGGTTCCCAACAGTTATTACATACCTTGATACTAACCTGTTTGGTCTTGATTGTCAGCTTGCGAAGCTCAGTCAGCTTATAGCGAAACCCACACCGGTCGCACTCGGCTATTGCAAACTTGCCAGAGGAATACTTTGAGGCCATTAAACAAACTTCCCTTTAGTTTTACCCCGCTGGGCAATACCATCGCCACGATTTGAAGCAGAAGATACTTTCCCGCCTTGTTTAAATTTTTTTGTATATTTAACCCCAGCTCTGTTAATGCCTTCCCCTCGGCCATAACCCAAATCTGCTGACATCGAACTATTATCATCAAGTTTTTTAAAATACCGCAAGTCGGCTGCATCAAGGTTTTTATCGCTAAAATTTTTTCCTTTGACACGGTGTCCACTAACTCCAAAATCAATACTTGAATCATCATCAAGCGGCTGGTGGTAACCAACCCTACCTGCAATTAAACTTGTACCGTCACTTTGAGAAGCCTGCCCAGATAGGCGTAAATTTTTAACCAATTCTGCTGGGTCAAAAGTTGAACCGCCATTATCAAACCGCTTAGTTTTCTTTTTCATGGTAGTTTTCTTTTGCATAATTAACGGTAGAACGTCGTGCGCGGGACAAACCGAATCGGAGCCTTCTCGCGGTCTTCTTCACTAGCCAACTGCCAAGCTTCGTCATACATAGCCTTCAGGGCTGGTATACGCTGCGGGTCAACATCAGGGAGCTTCATGGACAACATATAGGCAAGCCCTGCAACCAACGCATTCTGGAAACGGAACGGGATGTCTTCAGCGTTAACGCCATTACCAGCGTCAGTCATACGACGCAAACGCCAGTAGTAGAAAATGTAATAGGGGGAGGCCAGCGTCCCTTGATCGGGAGCGGGCCAGACGTTGATTTGTGGGACTTGGGCAGTGGCAGCTACTGCATCCGAGGTTTGACCAGAACGGCGGTTAATCCACACCTGAATGGGCCTGCCCTGCGCCAGCTTGTTAGGGATGGTGGAGTATGTGCTAACTGATATGCGGCTGATGTTGATGTCAGTCTGGTTGGATTGGCTCCCGCTGTTAGTACGGATAACGTGTTCAATCAAGTCTACGGTGTCCTCGGGAAGGTCGTAAGTCACCGTCCCTTCAACCATATTGATAGAGCCTTCTTCCACCGTCCAGAGGTTGATGCCCCGGTTAGCCCACTCAGCAATGAGGTAGTTCAGACTGCGCCGTGCCGTACGCATGTCATAGCCGCTACGCAACTCCTTGCCACAACGCTCAAAAGCCTCTTCGACAATCTCGTTGAGGTTAGGGTTAAACGCTGTAGTCGAGGTAGTGTAGGCGGTCATGGTTATCTGTACCTTGCTGTTTTCTTCACAATACTTTTCGGCTGTGCCACGAACTGCTTACCTGCTGCTTTGCCCGCACGTTTTGCACGGGTAGTTGCTGCGTACTCTGCGGGGCTAAGAGCCTTAATTGCTGCTTTTGGAAGGTATCTTTCTCCGGTTTCAGAAGACTTTTTACCACTCTTAGTTGACCAGTCTTGCTTTCCCCAGTCTTTTAGCGATTGCTGGGAGGCTTTCAATCTCGGTATCTCCCACCTGATGCCTTATAGCGTTTGGCTAACACCTGACTTTTACGGGCTGACCACTGACCTGCGCCTGTGCCAACTATTGCCGCAGCTTTAACGCTGTTAAAAATCCGTTTGCGTAACTCAGGCTTAGTGTAATTGCCAGCCGCGTTTACTTTGGATTTTGTTTTGCCACCCGCTTTGTAAACCGTCACGGGTTCATTACCATCTTTTTTACGGATGGCTTTAATTTTAGCTGGGTTAATGTCACCCATCCCGCGACTAGGCCTCATGTCAGCACATCTTTCCACGGGTCTTACCCCGTTGAGCAATACCATCAGCACGGGACGAGGCAGAACCGCCCTTAGCTAGTTTCAAAGTTGTACCTTTGCCACCTTTATGCTCTTGAGCGTCGTGCTGTTTAAACGCTTTGGCAATCATAGCTTTGTCTTGCGCTTTGTCCATGCCTTCAACCATGCCACCTTTTTTCTTTGCTGGAACCAGATTAGGAGGAGGCATCCCCGGAAGAATATCTTTCATCGTGTTCCGCGTCGTTTGCGGGTTAGTGGGATTCTGTCTTTCATCCAACCGTTGTTGAGCAATCTGAGCGCGAATTCTACGCACCATAGGATCATTCATGTCATCCTCTGGGGAAACCTCAACACGCTTTTTAACTTGAATCTTGCTGCTTTCTGCTGCGGCCATGATCTAACTCCTTAAACAAATTTGCCACGGGTCTTGCCCCGGCTTTCAATGCCACCACCCTTAGCCATTTTCTTTACACCACTTTTCTTCATGGCAGAGTTTTTCATCATCTTACCGTCAGGCATCTTGTGCATTCCGCCTTTAGCCATCTTACCTTCGCCATCAGCAGCAAAGGATGGAACTTTTTTGCCATCTTTCATAACCATAGGCATTGCTCCACCAGAGGCGTAACCTTTTTTCATCATGCCCCCCATGTTCATTTTCTTTGCAGCCATGTCGTCACCTCTTTTAAAAGTTTTGCCTTTATCGGCAGTAGTGTAGTCCTTACCAACGGACTGCGGGATACCAACTTTCTTGGCAAACGCTGGGTTATTAGCCACTGCTGCCATTAAATTATGCTGTTTCTTAGAGGAGCTAGGCATCATTCCTCCGTTTAAACCTTGCTATCCAACCTTGAACCGTTTTGGTTTCATAGATGCGAATAACAGTCCATACAATGGTGAACAATGCAGCGATGGACGGGAGTATGTTCATCAAGGTTCCTAATACTGTGACCATAGATAGGGCATCGACCCCGTGTTTAAATGCTTCTGAATGTTCGGTCATGTCAACATTTCCACGCCCTAAGGGATTTATTTATCCGGCTATTCGGGTCATTAGCCGTCTTCTCCGAGGTTAACTTCTTTTTCATGCCGGTCATCCGAGCGCAAAAAGACTTCTTACGTGCACCACCTTCTGGCTGTGGAGCTTTTAACCCCGGCTTCCCCGGATTGGCTGCGTTATAGGAAGCACGACCCTTGGCGTTTAAACCACCTTTTGGGTTCTTGCCTTCCTTTCGAGTCCACGCTGCGGTCTTAGCCATGATGTTATGCCGCCACACTCATTGTAGGTTCAACCGGTTTCAGCATCGGGTAAAGGATGTCGTTACCAAAATCGCTCTTGAACTCATGGATGCCCATGTGGCCTAGTTTAATTGTGGGATCAATCCATACAGTAAACCCAGCCTCCCGTGCACGGTCACAGAACAAGAAGTCTTCCCCAAGGTAGCCTTCCGGGGTGCACTTAAAGTCAAAGAAGCTATAAAGCTTCTCTTCCGGGTTCATATTGTCCTGATGTAGCCACTCAGGATGCAGTTCAGCCAACTTAGTAAAGACTTTTTTCTGAATCATCATAAAGCCAGTAGCTACACGCCTAGCTTTAACCAAGCCATATGCGTCCATTTCTATGTTGTCCTTATCTCCTTCAAGAGACAGGATGTATATTTTTCCATCTTTACGGGCTTCATATGCGCCAGCAACAATAGGCTTAGTCTGGTTCCACGCCATCAACCGCAAGACAGACTCAGGGTCAAAAGTCATATCTGAATCAATGAATATCAGGCTATCGCAGTCTGATTTAAGGAACTCATGTGCAATCATGTTCCTTGCGCGAGTCACTACCGAACAACCACAAATGCTGCTAATCTGGACTGTGATTCCATGTTCTACAACGTTCTGAGCAAGGCGCATCAGAGAGATTGCCATTTTCAAACCTACTTTGTGGTCGTAGGCGGGAAGGCCAATCATCAACTTCTTACCCGCTAGGTCAAACCCTTTTTCATTTTGCATGTGTGTATCACCCGTAAGTAGCAAAAACTTTGGCGTTACCCGCCATAGCGATGTATAAACCAGTTTTAGCCGGGATTCCTTCGCCGGGAACATTAAAAAACACGTTTGATATTACTGCCGCAGTACGCAAAGTAACCAGAAATGGGGTTAGTGTGGTCGAAGAAACAACATAATTACAAAGGGTTAATGCCGCAACTGTCCCAGAGACAATATCAACAACTGTAAAATGGTCGATATCTGGGACTGTAGCAACAGTATAGTTTCCGCTAGTGCCTTGCCCAGTACCATCCGCAGAAAACCTTATCCCTACCCGCTGCCCCACCGTAACACCGTGGGCTACAAGTTCCACAGTAACAGTAGTACCTGCGCGTTCATAAGTAGCGCTAATAGGTGTGGTTATAGAGTCCCAAACAGTGACTATCGCGATGGTTGCTGATGTTGTGCTGATCCCAATTCCTTTAAGCCGCGTAGAGCCAACATAGGCTTTGCCAGACAAATCTAGTTGTATGGACTTTATATCGGTTTGCATTGTCATGGTCGTTCCTAACGTTAACCGTAAAAAATAGTAACCGACGTAAACGTACCATCAACATAAAGCCCTATGTCCGCAATAATACCTTCCCCGGGGAATGAAAGAAATGCGTTGGTAGCAACCGACGCTGCTTTGTAGGTAAACAACCACGGGCTAGCCCCTATAGAAGAAGCGACATACGTTACCGTATTGCTGGTAACGGTCCCCGAATTTATATCTACTACAGTAAAAGAATTGGCATCGGGCACAGTAGCAACGCTATAGTTACCACTGGTCCCCCCAGCGGATGAAAGCTGAAGCCCAACTTTTTGCCCTACAACCAACCCATGAGCAGTTTGATTAACCGTTATGATTGACGCTGCTCGCGTATAAGTAGCAGTAACCGGGGCAGTAGTTGAGTTCCAAAAAGTAAATATCCCCGCTGACCCCGTAGCAGCCACAAACCCTTTTAGGCGAGTTCTGCCTAAAACCATCTGCCCAACAACGTAAAGCTGCCTGCTCACTACGTCAGTTTGCATTGTCATAATTATTCTCCTGAAAGAGTGACAGGGGGTAGCAATCTACCCCCCAGAAGAATTAAGCAGATGCCGGAACTTGCGAACCGTCTGAATTGGCAACAGCGTAAACAATGGTGTACTGAACCGTACCAGCCGTAACATCCGCAACCGTTGGGGTCAAAACAGCTTGAATAATAACGTCCGAAGTGCCAACACCAATACCATTAGGCGAAGCTGTAGAAGTAGCACCACACCAGTTTGCAAGCTTAGTAGCCGCATTGGTATTAGCCAAACGACCTTGAGCGGTGATATCAGAAGAAGCCCAATATAAATTGGTAGTCCCTGAAATGCCTATTACCACATTAGCCGCAGTAGACCCCGTAAAAGCTACCAGAGTATCAATAAAAATGCTAACAATCTGTGAGCCTGCGGGGATGGTAAACAATGTCGTAGTAGCGGCTACGTTAAAAACAGACCCGGAATAGGCTACTTTTTTGGTTTGCGAGACGTTGGTTGAACCAGTATTGCGTAGTGAACCAACAGTCGTGCCGGTGGTGTTCTTTACAGTGCCGAGCAGCCAAGGGCCAAGGTGAGTTGCGAATCCCATGATAATTACCTCATATGCGAGTGAAGTGTGGTGATTTGCATATAACTGGCCGGGGCCATTCGCCACACCGGATATCCCGGTACTAGGAATACTACACTATTTGTTCTTGGGGTCAAGTTGTTTAAACAAAAAAGGGGAGCCGAAGCTCCCCTATAACTAACATTGCATTAGTTTAAATTACGCACCCGGGGAACCAAAGATACCCAGCGGATCAGACGCTCCGAACGAGTACCGCTCCCGAGCTTTGTATCTCACATTGCCCGTATCGAAATCACCATCCATTGAGTTGGACAGCGGAGTCCGCACAAAATGCTTCAAGCCATTCGGAACGTCAGTAATGATGAAATAGCCGTTCGTGTCGGTCAAGAAGTGGTTAACACAGTAGCCTTCAGGAATTGACCCGTTGTTCTTCAGCGCGTTGATATCGTTGTCAGTAGTGCCGACACGGAGTTCGGTTTCCAACAGACGGGTAGCAACGAATTGCAGAGCAGGCGGAACAATCAGCTTACGGGGCTTGGCGGCAAGCAACAGACCACGCTCATCCGTCCACGCAGCGATCTGAATAACAGCAGCCTCAAGCGAGGTTTCATTCAGGTCGGCTGGAGTAGATTGAGTATTACTGTTAGTACCACCAGACACCAAGGGGTGGGCGGTTGAACACAAAACAACACCGTCACCATAAGTCGGGCCACCGGTAAACGCAGTGTTAAGGATGTTAGCAGCCTTAACTTGCTTGGTGTACGCCATAGCACGGGCCAGCGCTTTGGTATAACGGCCTGAGAGGCTGTCATACAAGTTGTCTTCGATGGCCTCTTCGGTCAGCGAGAAACCCAGAGCAATGGTTTCGTGTTGGTAGCGAGCAGTCCAAGCCTCTTGGGCATTGTCGTAAGAGATTGCGTTGCCTTCGGCTTTCACCGGAGCGGCAGAGAATCCTGACAATTTAGTTTCTTCTTCAAAAGAACGCTCAGAGGTTTCAGTCTCGAAAATCTCTTTGTGTTCCTCGCCGTAGCGAGCATATTCCAAACCAAACAGAGCATTCAGCCCCGGAAGGAGTTCTTTAAGTAGTTGTGCGCGTGAAATAGCCATGATTTATCTCCTTAGATGCCAGCCGCGCCACGATACATATGCACAAGGCCAGTCCAAGTCACCAAAACTTCGGTGAAAGAACCAGCAGCGTTCGTAGTATCAGCAACAACGTCAATGACTTTAAGTGGCAAGGTGGTAGCCGTGCCGGTGGTAGAAAGAATTGCTTGCTTGCTGTCGCCGGTAGTCGTGCTACCCACATTAGCAACCCAAGCTGCTGTTGCTCCAACAACGCCAGCGCGGTTAATACCGCTCATAGTCGTCGTGCCAGAGACAATAGCAACCTTCATCACCAGATCAGGATCATCTGCAACATACGCAGTAATGCCCGAAGCTGTGTCAACCGTACCCGTAGTCGAAGCCGGGAAATACTGGCTGTAAATACGTTGGCTGGACGAGTTGATATAGCTGCAACCCATAAAAATACCCGCAACTTGAACCGCAGAATCAGTCAGAGTCGCGTTGTTGATACATCCATTTGACGACATAATTACAATGTCACCAAAGAAGATTGCCGTGCCATGTCCACTAGCGATTGCCATCTGGCGAGTAGAACCCGCGTAGACTTGACCACCTAGCAGATTGACCGGCTTGAACCCATAAGGGGCGTCAATAGTCGGATAAGCCATTTTGAACTCCTAAAAAGTTAAGTTAAGTACCTTTACCAAACGACACCGAGGTTTTCCGTTCTTTAAAGAGCGGCATACGCGGGTCGTTCTCTCGCATCAAGTTGTTGTCTACGGCATCAGAATTTGCTTGAGCTTGATTCATGTAATGTTGATTACGCTGAACCGTAAAATCTTCCGGTGTCTTGCACAACAATAGCCCGCCAACTTCAATGTTGTCCTTAAAGCGACTTGTTGGGTCTACGAGCATTTGAAACTGTGGTTGCTCTTCAATTTTGACTGGTTCCCAGCCTTCCCGCAGTTTTGCTGACAGGTTACGGGGGTCAGGCGCATTCAAAGTTGCAACACGAATCCATCTGTACGCAAAGCCGGGTTGCCTCTTCGGTTCGGGAAGAAGCTCAGGGGGCGACCACTGTTTCGGACGTTCCTCTTCGACACGCGTTTCAAGTTCACGATCTAATCTTTGGTTAGCCATTTTTATTCTCCGATTTAATTTTTTCACGAGCATACTGTTCGGGGGTTAGCCCAAGACGTTTTGCAATTTGCAGTTCTGACTGTTTTAGTACTACCCGTTTGGAGGATGTACTACGACTTGCCGAGGCTACAACCGTGGAATTTGTACGCCTACCCGTGTTTGACGGTTGCGTTTCGTTACTAAAACGATCTGGGAAGGACTTCCGCATAGTCGCGTCAATCTTGCCCCAATACTCGTCAGTAGTCGCGTAAGACTGTCCATGCTGGGAGATTAGATCGTTGTGCAATCCAAGTGCTGCTCCAGTCATTACACCATCCGTTCCAAACCATTTATTGCGCTCTTGCCACGCAAGTGTTTTGGAGTCCGGCTTAGGTATTTGGACTTGTGGTTGTTGATATACAGGAGTTTGTTCCTCTTGTAAAGGAGCAGGAACATATTCTCTTGCACGTTGCAACTTATATTGCGCCGCAGAAAGTTGATCCTGCGCTTCCATCATCTTGTCAGAGTCGCCTGCGTCATAGGCTTCTTTGTAAGACCGTTTCGCTTGTGCCAACTCCAAGTCAGCCGCTGACTTGTAAGTATCAACAAGAACTTTTTCACCCTCACGGTAGCGACCTTTAAGAGATTTATTCTCCTCCAACAGCCGCTGGGCAATCTGAATAGCTTCTTGGTTTTCCCTTAGCGCGGTCTCTTTCTCCCGCCGCTCATCGTGCCAGACCTTCTTCATCTGTTTGAGGCGAATCTTGACTTTGTCGGAGTATTCATCCAACTCGTCGTTTTCCAGTTCTTCTACAAGATTCTGGGGCAACGGTTCCCGGTTACGGTCTTGCTCCGGAGTATCGTCCTCTATCTCAATCTCAAAATCATCTTCCTTACCCCCAGATTCTTCCTGCTGATCGGGGAACTTAAATTCTTCTTCATGCATTGGGTTTGCCATTTTGTGCCTCCTTTAGGCTCTGGATATACCGCGAGGGTCTGAAACCACGGCTTCAATTGAATCGTCGTTTAGCAGTCGGAACTCCCTGCCATGAATCTTCAGGCGTGTACCTGAATTCGGACGAGCAAGGATGAAATCTCCTTCTTTACACCACGGCCCTGATGGGAACCGAGTTGTATCCTTGTAGCAATCTGGGCCAAGCTTGATAACAAAAAACACTGTACTGAGAAGTTCCTCAAAGTGCTTTGTTTGGTCAGCCTTCACCAGCCCACTGTCGTAAGTACTTTCAGTTTCGGGGATACATACAAGGATGTGGTAGCCAACTGGTTCTGGCAGTTGCCTTGCTTTTGCTTCGGGCGCTTCTGGTAGTGTTGATGTTTCACCGCTGTTTGTGGCGATTACTATGTCAGTCATCGTTGGACTCCAAGTTGTGTGCGAGGTCATTTAGGTACATCTCTACAGCGGAAAGTCCTCGAATTTCCCCGCATAAGCCTTTGTAGTCAGCGTAGTCTTTAGCGGCTCCTGCACCCACCGCCTCGTTTAGTTGCGCTTTTTTGTCGCGCACCTGTCTAAGAACTACCTCAATGACTTTATCCATTGTTTACTTTTCCTTTTTGTTGCCCGTTTTGGGCCATTTGCGCTGCCTGTAGCGCAAGCGCAGCTTGTTTGTGTTTGATATCAGAGCCAGTCTTCACCTTAGCCAGTTCCATCTTGCCTTGGTGTTCTGCCCTGTCCTTAGCGGTTTTTGCCCCAACTTGCATACCGGCAATCTCTTCTTGGGACGCAATGCGGCTCTTTTCAACTTCTAACTGGTCAGCCTTGGCTGCGGCATCAACCATGATCTTTTTATCTTTAAGCTCAACTTCCTTCTGCTTGATAGCCAGTTCGGCCTGTTGCATTTGAACAATCGGGTCTTGGGCTGTCTGTTGCGCTTGAGCTTGCGCTGCCACGGCTGCACTCTGTATAGCCAGTTTGGAAGCTGCCATCGCCAGCAGTTGTGAAAGCTGAACCTCCATTTCTTTTGAAAGTTCTTCATCCATCGCCGGGAGGGGTATACCCAACTGAACTTCAATCTGTTTCCGGTATTCAAACCCAACGTGTTCTGCAATATGGGCTTGCATTGCGGCCATCATTGCCTGTGCCTGCGGGTTCTGCCCCATAGCTTGCATGATATGGGGGTCTTGGATAGCCGCTTGGTGTACCTGCATGTGTGCTTGATGGTCTTGGTAGATAAACGCCTTGACCGGCTTCATGTTGAACACCGCCATATTCTCCGATACCGGGTCTTTGGGCTTCTGGTCTTCCTCAGTCGGGATTAGCTTGCCAATGTTCTTGATCCCCAGCACTTGCAACATCTGCTTGTGCAGTTCCGGCAGGTCATATATCTGCGGTGCGCTCTGAGCCAACTGGATCACGGCTTGGTACTGCACAACCTTCTGCGACATGGTTGCCGCGTTGGGGTCAGATACCGGGATTACCTCGCACAGGTCGTAGTCAGCCTTCTTTGCATGGCGATTACCCACTTCCGGGTCGTATGCATAGTCATCAGGTGTGCAGTCACGGATGATGTCGCGCAGCAGACGAAACTCTTGCTTCATCGCGTAGTGGATGCGGGCCTGAATAGCCGACATGACCTTGAGGGTGCGTTCCAAGATTGCCAGCGTTGTACCCACCGGGCTGTTTGCAGACATGTCAGAAACCTGCATATCTGCTGCATTGGCGAAGTTACGGCCTTCTTGAACGATCTTGTCCATCAACGCAGCCAGAACCTGACTGGGTTCTTTGTATGGCAGCGGCAGGATGTTGTCTCTGATGGTTCCCGAAGCTACGTCTACATCACGGAACTCGCCCGGGCTGATGGGTGTGTCGTCGCCCTTGACACGGAGACCTTTGGACTTGAGCCCCCCCGGCAGGTTAGACAGGGTTCCCGCATCCACAAGCTGACGCAGTATTGAAGTGCCGCTCTTGGCGTAAGCCCCAATGAGATGAATCAAACCAAAGCAATAGAAGCCAAAACCCGGGACGTACCCATAGTGAACAAAGTGGCTGCGCTTCTGCTTGGTCTCATCCTCTGGTCGCCAGTTACGACGAATTGAGAGAACATCTGACGAAGATTTGTCTATTGTGACGATATACGGCAGTGCTATTCCCGTCTCTTTACCTTTTTCATCTACATCTTCATAACCCGGAAGGTCAAGGTACACCTGCATCTCAAGCAACTTGTAGCGGTCGTCAGTAGTTGCACGGAACCCCATCTTCTCAGCAATCTTCTTTTCAACTTCGTCCATCGTGTTGACGGGGTCATCAAGGTCTATGTCCCTGTAGAAACCAGCTACTTGCAACCTGCGTAGCTCATTCTTTGTTTTTCGCATAACATGCGTTACGCGATCAGCAGTTTCCAGATTGGAAGCTCCATAAGGCACTACCACGTCCTCGGCGGCACAGAACATAGCTGTGGGGCGATCCAAGGTAGGGTCAAAGTAAACTTTCTTGAACGCATTGCCACTCAGGCCCAAGCCCCACAACAACCGCTCTTGCTCAGGGCGGTACTCAGTCATCTCGTCGGTCAGGCGGTAGTTCATGTCATCCTGCACACGGACTGCGGCTTCTGCTTTCTCCGGGGTATCTTTGCCAATTATCTGCGTCTTCACTGGGCCAGCAGCAGGGAAAGTCTCCATGATGGTCTCTGACTGGAACTTAACCAGAGCTTCTGCCAACAGCGGGTGGTACACACC